CTGGCAACTGAACTCGAACCTGCTCAAGAACGAGGCGAACAATAGGCTGGCCTCAGAAGTCAAGAATAAGGGCATGGTCCGCATCCCGAAATGGATGCCCGCATGGCTGTTCAAGGAGTTCTGCTCTGAAATCCTCAAGGAAAAGGGCTGGCAGAAGGCTCCCGGCATCCGCAACAACGAAGCATGGGACCTTCTTTACTACGCAATCGCGCTCTGCATGACGAAGTATATTCGGTGCGAGCGCCCGAACTTCTGGGGCAGCTTGCCTTCTTGGGCCGATCCTCGTGATCCAGCGAATCCCTTTATTGTCAAGCCCGGATCGGAACCATTTGCGGAGAAGCCGAAAACGAGTTATGACCTCACGGAAATCGCTTCCAAGATCGCGTAAGGAACCGGCCACATGGCGGACTGCACTTCAATCCAGACCCGGCTCGACGCGGCGCGCAAGGCATACGATGAACTCATGACGGGCGGGGCGATCACCCGGTTCGTTGACCAGAACGGCGAGAGCATCCAGTATAGCCGCGCGAACGCCAACGGCTTGCTCGCCTATATCACCCGCCTTGAAAACGAACTGGCGGTCTGCCAAGGTCTGCGCTCGGCCTACCGTGGGCCAATTCGATTCACCTTCGGACGGAGGCTGTAATGGGCGCAGATCAGCAGGCGTTCGACTTCGGGACCCAGATGCGCGGTCGCACCGATGTCCAGATTTACCGGGGCAACGGCTCCGTGGAACATGCCCTCGGCGGCGGACTGGAAGGCGCTGAACGGACCAGCCGGGAGACCGCGAACTGGAACGTCGCGTCGGTCCCGCCTGACCGGGCGATCAACTCCGTCAAGGAGCCAGCCGATGCCCGCGCCAAGGATATGGTCATCAACGATGGCTACGCCCGTGGCGCGATCCAGTCGCACATGGACTCGATTGTCGGCGCGCAATACCGGCTGAACGCCAAGATCGCATGGAAGGTGATCCCCGGCGCGACGAAGGAATGGGCCGACGAGGCGCAGAAGATCATCGAGAATCGGTTCCATCTGATCGCCGAGAGCGAAGCCTGCTACCTCGACGCGGCGGGCATGAACACGTTCACCGGCAAGATTCGCCTCGGCGTTGCCGGGTTCGTGATGACCGGCGAAGTGCTGGAGACCTCGGAGTGGGATCGCTCTGCCGGGCGACCGCTCAAGACGTGCTTCCAGTCGGTCGATCCCAGCCGCCTCCGCAACCCGGACTGGCAGACCGACACGAAGGACCTCCGCCGGGGGGTCAAGGTGGATGGGCGGGGCAAGCCCGTTGGATACTACATCCAGCGGAACCACCCGAACTCGTTCTGGCCCGGCGCATACGACATGCTCGATTTCACCTACATCCCCCGGTACAAGCCGTGGGGCCGTCCTCAGGTGATCCACATTATCGAGCAGCTTTTCCCGGATCAGCATCGCGGCGTGGCCGATATGGTCGCAGCCCTCAAGCGTATGCGGATGACGAAGCACTTGCAGGACGTGGTTCTCCAGAACGCGGTCATCAACGCCACGTACTGCGCTGCCATCGAATCCGAGATGCCGACGGCGGAAATGATTGTCGCCATGGGCGGCGACGCCAGCACCCCCGAATCGCTGAACACGGCAATCGGGGCCTATCTGGTGGGCCTCCAGAAGTATCTCGCCGGGGCCGAGAACATCGCGCTCGACGGGGCGATGATCCCGCATCTGTACCCCGGCACGAAGCTGAACATGAAAACGCTGGGTACGCCCGGCGGGGTCGGAACTGATTTCGAGGCTTCGCTGCTTCGGCATACGGCGGCAGCCCTGAACATGGACTATGCGGAGTTCTCGCGAGACTACTCCAAGATGTCCTACGCCACGGCCAAGCTCTCGACCGAGAACACCCGCCGGGCCATGCGCTCGCGGAAGAAGTCGGTCGCCGACCGTCTGGCGAACAACATCTACGGCAACGTGCTGGAGGAGTTCATTTCGCAGGGCGAAGTGCCCCTGCCGCCGGGCTTCACTCGCGACGATTTCTACAAGCCTCTCATGCGGGAGGCGTTCAGTAATTGCGCGTGGATCGGAACCGGCACCGGGCAGATCGACGAACTCAAGGAAACGCAGGCCGCGATCCTCCGCATCAAGGCTGGCCTTTCGACCTATGAGATCGAGATCGGGCGACTCGGAAATGACTACCGTGAGATTTTCGAGCAGAAGGCGCTTGAAGCGGGTCTGCTGGAGGAACATAAGCTCGTGTTCGACCTGAACACGAACAAGGGCAACACGGGGCAGGGTGGAGACCAAGGCGAAGCGAGCGACGCCGAGGACAACGCCGACGATGCCGAGATGAACGACACGGGAGAATCCGATGACGAAGCTGCGTAAGCGCGGCCTTATGGCGCAGGTCCTCAGCCGCATGTCGGCTGGGGATTGCCTTATCAGCGACCGCCACGCCGAATCCATGCTCATGGGCCTCCTGAGCGAGGCGGAGCAGGTCACGGACCCCTCTGCCGCGTGGAACGAGGTTCGCACGGAAGTCATGTCGTCGTGGGGCTGGGAGGATGGTCCAGACGGCCCGGCGAAGCCGTTCATCTATCAGGACGGCGTGGCGGTGATCCCGGTCCACGGCATCCTGATTAACCGCTTCAACTATTGCTGGGGCTTCGTCACCGGCTACGATTTCATCCGCAAGCAGATGAACCTTGCCGCCGCTGACGCCGACGTGAACCTGATCGTGTTCGATCACGACTCGCCGGGCGGCGAAGCTGCCGGGTGCGACGAGCTTGCGCGCGAAATCAATTCGCTCGACAAGCCGACCATGGCGTTGGTCAACAGCCTGTCCGCGTCCGGCGGCTTCTGGCTGGCGGCCCCGTGCAACCGAATCGTCTGCGCGCCCTCGGGCAGCGTTGGCTCCATCGGCGTCTACATCCTCCACATGAACATCGCCAAGATGCTCGCGGAGTGGGGGATCGAGACGGAGTTCGTGAAGGCAGGCAAGTTCAAAACCAGCGGCAATATGTACGAGCAGATGTCCAAAGAGGACCGCGCGTACCTGCAAGCCATGGTGGATGAACGCGCGGGCGAGTTCTATGCCGCCGTGGCCGAGTTTCGCGGAATCGAAGAAAGTGTTGTCAAGGGCACCGAGGCTCGTGTAATGAGGCCGACGGAAGCGTTGTCGCTCGGCCTGATCGACGCGGCGGAGTCTCCGACGACGGCGGTAGCGTCGTTCGTAGCCGAGCTTGGCAATGCTGCGAATGACCCTGCAACCGAAGATGACTCTCAGGAGGAAGTTACCATGGCAGAAATCAGTTCCGAGGATCGGGCCGCCGTCGCGAACGAGACGAAGGCGCGTATCAAGGGCATCATGACCCACGAAGAAGCAACCGGACGCGAAGGTCTCGCCGAGCATCTGGCGTACAACACCGATATGTCGGTGGATGACGCCGTGGCGATGCTCAAGGTCTCGCCGAAGGCCGAGGCTCCCGCCGAGGAGCCGAAGGACGAACCCAAGGACGAGCCGAAGGACGAACCCAAGGACGAGCCGAAGGGCGACGACGAGGGCAAGGACGGCGGCGACAAGGCCAAGGGCAAGTCGCAGTTCGAGCAGGCGATGGATCAGGGCAAGCACCCCGATGTCGGGCCTGACGGCAAGGGCGGCGGCGATGACGGCGATGCCGTGAGCGCCAATGTTTCCCGAATCCTCGGGGCGCAGGCGGCAGCGACGGGCCGTAAGTTCGAGCAGGCCAAGGCATAAGCCCGAAGCCACCCACGGAAACCATTTCCACGAAGGAGACTAGACATGCCGGTTCCGGGCTATGAAAATGCGGACTGGGCTGCCGCAGGGATGACCGACGAAGCGTCGTTCACCCCGACTCAGCTTTTCACGGCGGAAGATGAAATCAAGACGAAGCCTGCGATGGTCCTGACCGGCCTGAATCTGGCTTTCGGCACCATCGTCGCCTACAACGCTGCCGACAAGATCGTTGCGTGGGACCCCACGGCTACGGTTGCTGTTGCCGGTGGCGCGACCGACCAGACGGCCCCTGCTCCGCAGTCCAAGCCGGTTGGCGTCCTCGCGACTGCCATCAACACCACGTCGGGCGGCCCGGCGGGTGCGGGCGACCGTCACGCGGAAATCTATGTCGGCGGTTGCTTCAACCCCGATCTGCTGGTCTGGCCTGCTTCGCTCGACACCTATCTGGAGCGGGCTGCGGCCCTCGACAAGGGTGGCGCACCGTTCCG